CTGGCGCCCCCTGGCGGAGCAGCGCAACCTGCCTGACTTCCGCGAGATGAAGGAGATCGAAGTCGGCGGTCAGATGATCCCCGAGGAGATCAAGGAAGGCGGCGAGTACAAGACCGGCACGCTGCAGGAGCAACAGGGCGCCTGGAGCCTCACCGAGTACGGCAAGAAGCTGGTGATCGGCCGCCGCCTGATCATCAACGACAACCTGGGCTACATCACCCGCGCTGTGCAGGTGCTGGCCCGTGGCGTCTCCACGCTGGAAGCCAACCTGATGTGGGGGCTGATCACCGGCAACGCCAAGTGCATGAGCGATGGCGTGGCCCTGTTCCACGCCAGCCACAACAACACCGGCACCGGCGTGATCGGTGAGACCTCCATCTCGGAAGCGCGTCAGAAGATGCGCAACCAGAAGGACTTCACCGGCAAGAACCACCTCTACGTGGTGCCGCAGTACATCCTGCTGCCTACCACGCTGGAGACCGCGTTCGACAAGTTCAACACCACCATCACGCCTTCTCAGACCAGCAACGTCAACATCTTCTCGGGCTACCTGCAGAAGATCGTCGAGCCCCGCCTGGACGTGAGCAGCACCGCTCAGTACTACATCGTGGGCAACTACCCCGGCGTGGACAAGCTGGTGTACGGCTACCTCGAAGGCGAGGCCGGCCCGACCATCGAGAGCGAGATCAAGCGCGACCCCGATGGCATCACCACCTACCTGCGGCATGACTTCGGCTGCATGGTGAGCCAGCACCAGGCCTTCTACCGCTCCACCGGCGCCTGATTGCGCTGACCTTCCCATTCGTCTGAGGATTGATCCATGAAGAACTACGTTCAAGAGGGCCGTTACGTGGAGGTGGCGCTCCCGTACGCCCGTCTGTCTGGTGAGGGCGTGCTGGTCGGCACCAGCCTGTTCGGTGTGTGTGTGGTGGACGGCGCTTCTGGCGCCAGCATCAACATCGACACCGAAGGCGTGTACGACCTGACCGCCGCCACCGGCGCCAGCACCGACGCCGTTGTGGGAGCGAAGGCCTACTGGGACAACACGAACAAGCGCATCACCCCAGTCAGCACGAGCAACTCCTATGTGGGTGTGTTCCTGGCCGCAAAGGCGACGGCTGACGCCGTGGCCCGCGTTCGCCTGAACGAGCACGTGTCCTGATGATCAACGACCTGGCTAACCGTGCGCTGAACGCGGTGGTGCGGACCATGGGCGAACGCGAGCCTGTGGTCTATCGCCAGCGCGGCGAGGCGCACGAGGTCAGGGGCGTCTTCCAGGCCGGCCATGTCGGCCTGGATCCCGAAACCGGTGTGCAGGTCCGCTCGACTCAGCCCGTGCTGCTGATCAGTCAGGCGGACCTGCCCATCAAGCCGAAACAAGGCGATGAGGTTGATGTGCGTGGCGTGACCTACCTGGTGCGCGACCCGCAGCCTGATGGGCACCAAGGAGTGCTGCTGATGCTCCATCGCACGAGCAACCGATGATCCGGCCGGCCAGGCGCGACATTACGATCCCGCAGCGGGCGACCTATCGTCAGCGGATGCGGCTGAGGCTTAACGCCACTGGCTACCAGCTGGTGGCGCAGGTGTGGGACCGACGGCGCACGACGAAATACGCCGACCTGACGGTGGTGTGGATCGATCAGGCGACGGGCCTGTTCGAGCTGGTTCTGCAGTATCCCGGCACAACGGCGGTGACGAAAGACGGCGTGTGGGATCTGCTGGTGATCCAGCCTGATGGCGACCGCCACTACTGGCTGGAGGGAGCGGCCTACTTGGACGTGGGCAACTCGGCGCCGGTGACGCCATGAGCGATCGGATCGCAGTCGAGATCATCGAAGCTTCGCCGGTGTCGGTGGAGGTTGTCGAGGACAATGGCGTGATGGTGGTCGAGATCGACCGGCCATCAGTTGTCGAAGTGGTCGAGGTGATTCACCCGGGGCCGCAGGGGCCAGCAGGCGCTTCCTATGTCCACACGCAGGTGACGCCTGCAAACACCTGGACGATCAATCACAATCTTGGTTATCGCCCAGCGGTTGAGCTGCTGGATTCCGGCAGCCAGGAGATTGACGGCGAGGTAGCGCACCCAAGCATTCATCAGACCATCGTTACACTGAACCCAGCGACCGCTGGTATTGCACGCCTGACCTGAGGATCTTTCCATGGCCCGTAAATTTTTCACCGACATCGACCTGCAGAGCACGTCGAAGGTCATCAATGTCCCAGCGCCCAGTGCAGCAGGCGATGCAGTACCGAAGTCCTATGTAGACGGACTGGTTGAGGGCCTGGCGTGGAAGGATTCCTGCCGTGTCGCCACTCAGTCCAACGTCAACCTGAGCAGCCCCGGCGCCACTCTTAATGGCGTCACGATGGCGTTGCAGGATCGCGTGCTGGTGCCTGCGCAAACCACCGCATCCCAGAACGGCATCTACATCTGGAACGGCGCCGCTGTCGCCATGACGCGGGCGCTGGATGCCAGCACCTTCGCGGAGCTGGAGCAGGCCGTCACGACGGTTGAGGAAGGCACGAACGCTGGTACCACCTACCGACAGGACCAGATCAACGGCACGATTGATGTCAGCACCGTCAGCTGGGTCACCTTTGGCACCTCGGCTCCGGCAGCATCTGAGACAACGCCAGGTATTGCCGAACTTGCCACGCAGGCTGAGGTTGACGCTGGCACAGACGACGCTCGGATCATCACCCCGCAGAAGCTGGCCAACTGGTCCGGCCGCCTGCGGAAGGTGTCTGCCAACGTGGGTGATGGCAGCGCCACTAGCTATGTGGTGACCCACAACCTGAACACCCGCGACGTGATCATCCGCGTGTTCCCCAACTCCGGGCAGTATGACGACGTGGAGGTGGACGTGCAGCGCACCAGCACAACCACCGCCACGCTGGTGTTCGCCACAGCACCGGCTAGCAACGCCTACCGCGTGGTGGTGCTTGGCTGATGGCACGGCTTTTTGAGACCGACATTGTTCTCAATGCGCAGCGCGAGTTGCGGCTGGCAGACGCAGATTCCTCCGCGTATGTCGGCTTCAAAGCTCCCGCCACGATCACAGCCAACCTCACTTGGACGCTGCCTGCTGCTGATGGCACCAGCGGCCAAGTGCTTAGCACCAACGGCTCTGGCACGCTGTCCTGGGCCACGGCTGGTGGAGGTGGTGGCACCACCAATGCCAGTCATCTCACATCAGGAACACTGGCAATTGCGCGTTTGCCTGCCCAGGTTCGTGCAGCTGTCAACTTCACTCTTTGGAGCAATTTTCGCTAATGGCCACAGAACCTTCTTTTGCCGTAACTCCCCGCATCGGCAGCGTTGCTCTTGCGGCGGCGGATACTAGCTACACAGCACCCGCCAACTTCGCAACTGTTCTTACTGGTGCCGCAACTGGCACAAGGGTTGCTGAAGTCTTAGTGCAGATGACGGCCACTGTTGCAAGTGCGACAATGGTTCGATTGTTCTTGCATGACGGCACCACTTACTCTTTGTTTGATGAAATCACTATTGCTTCATCAACTGGATCGCAGTCGGTTAAGCAGAGCCGAGTAAGCACCACCTACTCAAACCTTATCCTTCCCTCGGCCTCGTGGAGTCTGCGGGCGACTGTTCATTCGGCCAACGCTGGCGTAGTAATTGCCCTTGCCGCCGATCTATGAATCGTAGCGTCTTAATCCAGGCGCCTACGGCACCGGCAATGCCCCATCCGCTGATGGGGTCGCCAGTGCCAGTGCCAATGCCCTATCCGGCAGCGAACAGGAAAATCAGGCAAGGACTTGCCTTTGAGTTTAACTTTACAGGCTACGAAGGTGGTTCAACAGTTTTCAACAAAATTAGCACCGGACAAAACGCAACCCTGGTAGGAACCGATTTTCTTACGACCTTTGGCGGGGTCATGCGGTTCGATGGAACCAATAACGATTATGTCACGATCCCGTCTCCGTCGCCTCTGGCAGGAACGGCTCTGTTCACCTTCACTATCTGGGTCAATACCGCCAGTATCACTGGTCTGTTTGGAGGTACAAACAGGGCCGCATTTTTATTCGGTGGTGGCACAGGCACAGGTGCAGGGCAGTCCGAGCTTTTTATCTTGAGCGCAAGCAACACTTCATTTACGCCGGACCAACTTATTTTTGGACGTGGCGGTGGTAGCACCGTAGGTTCGTGCGCCATCCCCGTGCGTCAGATTATGCGTAATAACACATGGCATCATATTGCCATTGCACGATCAGCGGTTGCATCGCAGAGTGTCTATGTTGACGGGCGACTGGCTGGAGTAGGGAACGTGTCTAACAGCTTCAGTACCGGCATAACAGCATTTGGAGCTTTGCCTGGCAATGCAGCATACGGTGGGCGCCTAAATGGCTTGGTTGGGGAGATATGTATTTACAATCAAGCTTTGTCAGCCGCTGACATCCTTCAGAATTACACGGCCACCCGAGGACGCTTTGACGTATGAGCTACCTGCATCCGATCTACCAAGAGCCGCAGCCCGGCACCAATCCCTTGGCCATCGCCTACGTCTGGCTCAAGGCGCAACCCGAATACGCCGAAGCGGTGGATAGCTGATGACCAACCGTCGCAGCCAGATTCGCAAGCTCTTTGTCGAGCGCCTCACCGACGCCACCGCAGCAGAAGAGCGCGTCTACAGCGGCCGGCTCATGCCGATCGAGGAGCCCGAGCTGCCGGCGATCGTCGTCCACACCCGCGACGATGAAGAAATCCTGGAGCGCAGCGTTTCTGGCTGGGATGGCTACGAGCAGCGCCGCTGCATCGTCAGCGTCGTCTGCATTGCGCAGAGCTTCGACGACATCGACGAAGACCTCGACACCATGGCCGATGAAGTGGAAGCTGCGGTACAGAGCTGGGTCATCCCCGGCTTCGAGTCGGCCGAGATCGGCCCGCACAAAACCAGCAGCGATCCGCCGGAGTTCGACGGCAGCCTCACCACCGGCGCCACCACGCTGAGGTTTCCCGTCACCTACTACACCCCGTTCCGCGACGGGCCCAATCCCTACGTCATCGACGGCGACGATCCCCTGGAGCAAAGCGGCGCTTATCCTGGTGGCCAGATCACGCCCGATGGCCAGTCCGGCGCTGCCTGCCCCGTGGGCAATGCCACCATCTACGGCAACAGCGAGGAGCTCTGATGGCCACCCCCCGCAAGCGCGCACGCACCGCCGC